ATATTAATTAACAAAGGTTATACAATATCTCCTTTTGATTTCTCTTGGACAAAATATAAAGCGTCTTGTCTATTAGATTATTTGTTCAATAAAAAAAAGGTTGATCATCTTATTTATAAGAAGAAAAGAGAAATTAAAATTAATCAAAAATCTTTAAAATCAAACCAAGATAGGCTTGCTCAATTAAATAGACAGTATTCTCCAAATTATAATTCTGATAATTCATATTTTCCTACAAGAAAACAAATTAAAGAACAACAAAACTCTTTAGTTAAAATTAATCAAAAAGAAAGAGAAGATCGTTTAAAGGCTTTGAGTTATGGACTTAAACAAATAGATTCCAAAACAAATGATGAGAGAAAAAAGTTGAGTTTAGGTGCAGAAAAGTTAAGTTTGTCTAATATTAAACAGTTTCCTGGCACTAGATCGGTGCAGATTGAAACAAGAAGGCAAAGATTATTTAGAACAACAAAAAATGAGAATGAATAAATGCCATTAATAGAACTTAATATGATACTAGATTGTGAAGAAGAGGTAAAAGAAGTGGGCTTTTACACACCTCTCGAATACCGTGTATTGGATCGTAAACAACTTTTAAACGGGATCAAAAAAGAAATAAATAAAAAAGGTTATTTGTTTGACAGTTGTAATTACGCTAGTGCTATGGCTATACATGAAGGTTATGTTGTTGCTTCATTGACTATGAGCAACAAAAAGAAAAGAAAAAATAAAATAATAACAGATTGGAAAGAAGATTGTCTTACGATTCATTAGTCAAAGCAGGAAAATTGTTCGGTCAAGTAGGCTGGAATAAAAGATTTACAGAGCTGGACGAACAAGATGTATTGTATTTAATTTCAAGTATTCAACAAATGAAGGATATAGCAGATGACGTTAACGAAACTTATTTGGCAGCAATCTGGCTCAAATTCAACGTCGGGGATAAAGCAGCGGAGTTCCCATTCGGAAGAAATAAGCCAGAAAATAAAGAAAAAGATAGATCAAGCGATACTTGATAAACAAAAAGATCAAGAGCCTAGAAAATATTTAGGTGCTTCATCTCTCGGAGACGCTTGTTCACGCAAGATACAGTACAGATACATGGGTAAAAAGGCAGATAAAGATAAAGAGTTCTCTGCAAAGCTCTTACGCATCTTTCAGTTTGGTCATGTGATTGAAGATATGGCTCATGGTTGGATATACAACGCTGGCTTTGATCTTAAAAGCACTGATAAAAATGGCGAACAATTTGGTTTCTCAATAGCAGATGATCAGATTCGGGGTCATATTGATGGTGTTATATGCGGTGGATCAGATGATTTTAAATATCCTATGTTATGGGAATGTAAATCTGCAAATGACAGGAGCTTCAATGAATTTGTTCGGAAAGGTGTCAGGCAAGTTAACTTAACATACGCATCACAAATTGCATTGTATCAAGCGTACATGGATTTAACAGAAAACCCTGCATTGTTTACAGTAATAAATAAAAACACCTGTGATATATACTATGAGTTTGTTGATTTTGATAAAGAACTTGCTCAAAAAACAAGTGATAAAGCAGTTGAAATATTAAAAGCAGTTCAACATGATGAAATATTACCTCGTGTTGCTATGGACTCTGATTACTTTTTATGTAAAAATTGTGAGTTCAGGAGTACCTGCTGGGATTAAAAAAAAACCCGAACAATTTTGGCGTTGCTCGGGTTAAGGTGTAATGACTATAGGAGTACAATATAATGCGTATCGTTCCTTTTGACAACACAAAATATAGTGTTAATGCAAAAGATTTAGTAAATGAAATATCTAAAAAAGTGCCTAATCAGGTGCAGATTGACATTCTTCGGCAGACTTTTCCACACGGTGAAGTAAAGGGTGATTTGTTTACTATCGGGTCTTTACAGGGAGAAGCAGGTAAATCATTAAAAATAGACATAAATCCTAACAGTCCTTTCTTTATGAAGGGTCAGGACTTTAATGGAAACACTGGTGTCGGGGGTATTGTTAAGATACTTATTGAAGGTCGTGGCATGAATCTACCTGAAATTAAAGAAATGTTCGCAGATTACCTGGGTGAAGAAAGAAACTTTGTTCGGCAGCAGCCTGCTGAGAATCCAGTAAAAGTCCAGATTAACAGGCAAACACCATATGATTCGGAGTATTTATACAAAAATGCTGAAGGTCAGGTTATATGTGCTGTGCGTAAATACCTTGTTCGGGATAGTTCAGGTAATCCTATACTGGATACGCATGGTAAACCTAAGAAAGAGTTCAGGCAGTTTACTGGCGACCACCCATATCCTCGTATGCCTGATGTCAGACCATTGTATAATATCCCGAACATTTTAGCTTCTGATACTATTATCTGGGTAGAGGGCGAGAAGTGTGCAGATGCACTCAACAATCTAGGTTATACAGCCACCTGTACTATGGGTGGAGCGGGTATGCTTACAAAGAAGTCAGCGTCACAATATGATTTCTCACCTTTACAGGGCAAAGAACTCATCTTATGGGCTGATAATGATACAGCAGGTAGGCGTTTGGCTGAGCTTGTACAAGAGCTATCACTCAAGGCTAATGTTAAATCCGTTAAGATGCTTACTCTTCCTCGGGGTAAGCCTGAGAGATGGGACGCAGATGACGCTATAGCTGAAGGGTTTGATATAAATACTTTTCTTAATACTCCGAACAATGTTACCAAACATAACATCAACCTGCTGGACGATAGTATGCTGGTGTCCAGATTCACTGGCGTTGCACCCGAACAAAAATTTATCGTGGACGCAACATTTCCGCTCGGGGTACCCATAATTTTATCCGCAGCGGGTGATGCGGGCAAGGGTATGTTGACGTTAGATTTGGCTATGAAGGTGGCTTCGGGGGCTTCTATGACCAGTTCCTTCGGGGCGAATGTAACAGAGTTCGGGAATGTGGTTATATTTACGGCAGAAGATGATGAAGCAGAGATGCACCGACGAATCCAGCGTTTAGACCCGAACAATGATCGGGCTAATTATTATCATGAGCTTCGGGTTGTTGCTTTGCCTAACGCAGGAGGTGTGTTTCCGATACTGCAAAATGTTCACGGGGAGTTCACAACTTCTGCTGAGTTTGAGCGTATATACGAACAAATATTACAAATAAATAACTTAAAGTTAATTATATTCGATCCTTTAGCGTCTTTTGTTCACGCAGATGTGAACTCTGATCCAGCAGCGGGAGCAGCTTTAACGGGGCTAATGTCGAAAATAGGTTCGGAAACTGGAGCTTCAGTGATGATGTGCCACCATATGACCAAGGTTAAAGATGATGCCGTCATATCAACACCAGAACAAGCCAGAAACCTTATTCGGGGTACTTCTGCCCTTGTAGACGGTGTGCGTTGTGCTTTTGCGTTGTGGCAGGTAGATGAGAAGTCTGCAAAACGCCAGTGTAAGGAACTGAACATAGAATATCAGCGTAATCGGTGCTTTGACGGGGCGGTTGTCAAGTCGAACGGGGTTGCAAAAAGACAGGTGCGTAAGTTTGTTCGGGATTTAAATACTGGATTGCTGGTTGATCGGAGTGAAGATATTGAACAACTGAACATGGGAACTAATCGGGATAACAGAAAGACTGCCCTGTACGAGTGGATAGCTCGGTGTGAACGGGAAGGTAGAGCTTTATCGCAACAGGGAGGTGCTGATTCTCTAACGAATCGTATGACTGATGCTGACGCTCCTGAAGCCCTGAACAATTTATCTCAACGGGTATTAGATGGAATTGTTCGGGAACTTATAACTGACAATCGTATAGACAAGTTTAGCTTTAGCACTGCTGGTGGGAGGAAGTGGCTTGGCACGACGGTCGGGGTGATGAGTCGGGGTGAATATGAAGCAACGACTGCCAGAGATAATATATAAACCCGAACATTTATCCCATGAAGACTCATCTCATGAAGGCTCCAGGCCGAACAAAGTTTCTGCTGCAGTACATGACAAAAAAAACCAGCAGAAAAAACTGCTGGTTAAGTGTGGAGGAAATTTACAGTAATATTTTTTTACAATAAATTATTTTTTTTGCTTGTAAATTCTTTTTTTATAATTATTATTTACTTATGGGATTTTCCCATGTAGTATTAAATTATTAATTACAGGAGTAAAGAATGACAAAATTATATATCGCATACGGTAGCAACTTAAATCTTAGCCAAATGGCTTTTCGTTGTCCTAATGCAAAACAGTTAGGTAGTTTATATATTCCAAATTGGAAGTTAGTATTTCGTGGTGTTGCAGACATTCAACCGTCAACCAATAATCATGATATGTTACCCGTGGGTTTATGGGAGATTACAGAAGAATGTGAGAAGGCATTAGACTTGTATGAGGGTTTTCCAAACTTATATGGCAAAATAGAGATTATGGGTATGATGACATATACTATGAACAGAACAAGTTTTGCCCCACCGTCTAGGGCTTATTTTCAATCTATTCTTGAGGGTTACAAAGACTTTGGTTTAGATACTGCTCATTTATACAATTCTTTGGGTTGGTCGCATTGCCACCATGTACATACTAATATTATTCAAGATAGACCAAGTAATAATGCTTATAGATTGAAGTATTTTAGTGGCAATAAAAAGTAATTTTTTTTACTTGCAATATGAATTATAATACATATTATTATTATAAAGGAGTTATGAATATGAAGAATAAAATTATTAAAGAAATAGAAAAAGGTACGTCTACTAATGCCATTGTTGGTATGTTCTTAAGTAAAAGATTTGACTATGATGATATAGTTAAAATTATTCGTGATTATAAATGGGAGCAATTTAGACGATATGGCAGGAGATTTTAATATGAAATTTAGAAGTGATTATTTAGATTATGCTTGTGATGGTATGCTAGGTCATAAAAATTGGGCTTATGAAAATACTTTAATATCATTAGAAGAACTTAAAAAGAATGATGAAGTAGAATGTGTTGTTGTTTTTTTTAAAAATCCAAGTGAAGAGGAAGATACTGATGAATAATATTAGACATATTATTGATGAAGAAGAAGAAGAGAAGAAAAAACGTAGAATTAAAAAACGTAAGGTATCACAAACTTTATATTGGGAAAATCTCGGTATAGATGGTTTTTGCCCCGATTATGGAGATAATAAAGATATATTACTAGATGAATATAATGATACTGTTGATTATGTTCAAAACTTAGCAGGTCGTAATTCTACACTATCTTTTGATAATACTGACGTTATTAACTTTCCAACATATAATTCTCTTATGAAGTTAAAAACTAATAGACTTATAGACTATTATGAAAAACTTGGTTTTAAAAACGTCAAGATAAAGGTTGGCAAGGATAGGTATGTGGGCGGTAAGAAAAAAGGTCAAAATGGTCGTGAGTTAAAATTACCACCTATCGGTAAATTACAATCGGACAAAAATCCATTAAAAAAGAAAATAGAGGGAGTTATTGATGTATAATAAAGATGATATTCATGTAATAGATTATGAGACTATGAAGATTAAGTCTTTTAATAGTTGGGATTTATGTATGTTCGTCAATGATATGATGGGTGATAAATCTTTCAAGAGCAAAAGGTATTTGTTTTTACCTAATGCTGATGTTGCTTTAAAAATATTAGATGAAAAAAAGGAGAATGAATAATGTTAAAAGAAATATTTAGTGATGAAAAAATTACTGTATCTGAAGTAGATATAAATAAATTTCATCAACATTTAAATAAACATGATGCTCAAATTATTTCTGACTATATACATGATGCTTTAGCAAGTATGGATATTAAGCATTGTGGATTTCAATGGGATATAAACGTAACTGTTGAGCAGGAGAATGAATAGTGAGTACATATATTAATAATATTGTAGAAGAAGATACAATCGCTTGTGGTGTTTGTGAACAAACATTTAATACTAATGAAATTACAACTGATGATTTTAATTTTGCATGGGATAATGTAGTTTCTATTGACTGTTGTAATGAATGTTTTTTGATTAGTAAAAAGGAGAATGAATAGTGAGTAAATGGAAATATATAGTGTGGGTAGGTGGTGTAGATGATTATTACACTACTTATGAAAGAGCAAAAGAACATTATGATGAATGGATTGCTCAAGGCTATGATGACGTAATATTAGAAAAAATAGAGGAGAATGAATAATGAACGGTAACGGTATGTTTAAAATGCCTAATCACTATGGTGTATGGGATATAACATTTTGTAAATATGATGATAATGGAGATGTTATAGAAGATAAAAACGGTAAACCAATATTATACACTGATGATAGCGGTAAACTTGATTTTAGTTGGGTAGGCGAAGTTATTGACGAAGATAATGAAAAGTATTTAACAAAAGTAGAGGAGTAAATAATGAGTGAAATAACACTTGAAAGAATAAAACGTATTGCAAAAGACATTAAAGAAGATGATGAATGGGTTGTAGATAGTTTTACAAAAGCAGAACATAATGGAGTGTGTGATGCAATGGATAGGCTTGTTAGACATTTAGAAGAAACAAGTAATAACGATAAACTTTAAAATAGAGGAGTAAATGTGGGAGTTATTATATATTTATCACGATACCTTAAAAGATTACAAAAGAAACAAACTTTACCCAAGGTTGGCTATCAATGTAGAGATTGCCATGATTATAGTAAAGCTGATTTTGTTGCTTTTACTGATAAGAACGGGAAACACGTTTGTGTAGGTTGTGCTAGTGATGAAGAAAAAGAACAATACGAAGATCCACGGGGCTATTAGCCCCTGGATTTTTGTTCGGGTTTCGGGGGCAACCACTCCTCGCGTCGGCTGGTAGGCAGGTCGCAATACTACAGATCACTGAACATTTTATACCCCGTGGATATAGTTTGATTCATATAATTTGTTCGGTGCATAATGGTGGGTTGCTTAAATTCAGTTACCAAAATCTGTAGATTGTCTACATTAATTTAATTAGGAGTTTAGTATGACAAAATTTAGTGATGAAAAAATACAAGAGATTAAAGAATATTTTAAAAAGAATAAGGGTAGAGTCATGAGTGAGGAGATTACGGGTATTCATATGGAAAGAAAAACTAAACGTAAGTTTGGTATTAATGACGTTGCAGAACACTTTGGTTTAACTGAAAGTCAAGCAAGAAGAATATTATATGTAAAATAATTTAAATTAATACTTGTAATATATTTCATATAGATATATATGTTATATATAACTTAATTTATGGAGAACTAAATATGAATTTAGAACAAATTAAAAAAGCATTAGAAAAAGGCTTAAAAGTATATTGGGAAAATGATGGTTATGAAGTCTTAAAAGACAAATTAGGTAGATACTTAGTTGTTTTTAGACATAATGGATATACCGTTGGACTAACTGATTTAAATGGCAATTTACAAGGCAATCCAAATAAATTTTATGTGAGGAGTGTGTAATGATGATTTATAGACATATGTTTAACTTATCTGACAATAAAGATATTGTTGATACTTTAAAAGATCGTTTTGGTTATACTTTAGGATATACTTTTGAATTTGGTAAAGAATATTTATATACCTATTCTGATAAAAAAGACTTCGATATTAAAAAGGATAATTTTTATTTTATTCGTGGTAATAAACAACCAACTAAAGATTATATGGGTAATGATCATGAGACTTTTAAATGGGAATTAGACTTGGAAAGAGATACTCATGAAAGTAATAACTTTTGGATATTAGAAGAAAAACTTGTTCGGTGGGCGATTGAGGAAGGTTATTATTCTGACAATGTGAAGGTTATTAATCCTATTAATGACATTTATGTAGAATATACACTTAATGGCTATATGCCGACATTTAAAGAGGGGAAACTGTAATGGATAAGGTTGTTATTCCTGCTGAAAAATGGGTAGGCTTATATGCAGAACTTGCTAGTTATATCGAAGAATATTCATCATTAGATGATCATTTTGATGATGACGGCAATCGTAA